TGGTCAGACCGCTAGTTTCAAGTCTAAAAAAGTCGCTCAAAGGCGTGGCTCTGGATGAGCTGAGCGCCCTAATCACCTCGCTCTTCAGCGCAGGCGAACAGGGCGCATTCTACATCCCTCGGCCAGTAGTCAACGGCACACAGGCACTCTTTCAGGACGCGGCAGGCACAGTGCCTGTAACGGCAGATGGTGATCCTATTGGAAAGATGATTGATCAGTCTGGGAATGGCAATCACGCTATTCAGACGGCTAGCGGGAGAAGGCCGGTTTATCGGACGGATGGGGTGTTGCATTGGTTGCAGTTTGATGGTGTTGATGACTTTTTACTTGTACAAAATAAACTGCCTCTATCCGATGCATTTTTTGCTGGGGTCGGCTATCGAGATCCTGTTGACGCTACAAACAATAACACGGGCCTATTTTCTCAGTACGGCGGACGAGTAGGGCGCTATATATTGCAACTCTATACGGGCGGTAAAATTAACATATTTTTTGGAGGCAATCAGTCTACTCCAAGATTAGATGTTTCAGAATACGCATCTGCGGTAGTTACTAAAGAAGGCTCTCTACACGAACTAACAGTAGGAGTTCAGCAATCGACTTTAGATCTAGTACGAGATATTGACGATGCCCCACTAGCGATAGGAACCTCTACAAGAAGCGGTGGTTTTTTAGAGGGCAATATTTACTCGGCTGTATTTTGTTACAGAGCAATAGCCGCTGGCGAAAAAGAATCTCTAACGAATTATCTTGACAGCACGAGGCCCAGCTAATGAACGCTACGGAATACACACAGAGAGTTACAATCGCAGCGCCAGAGCTGCTGACAAGCCCGGCGAACGAGCTGGCCTTATGCCTTGGTGAGAGCCGCGCAGACGACCAGACGTTTATCGGTGCCAACTACCAGGACGTCGATGGCAACCTGTACTCGGTATCCTCAACGGTTGCTAAGCCAATATTCGCACAGCTTGCAGGCCTGCCGCTACAAGCCCCTGACCATGCGCCGAACATGGACTTGTCAGCGGCTACACGAGCGCAGGGGATGCTACAGATTAACGGCGGCAAGGCAACGCCTGATGTTATCGCTGTTATCTTAGGCGACCGTAAAGAGTCAGCGCAGGATCACATGGCAGCGTTGGGTCTTGAAAGTGTGCGGCAGGAGGCAGTCTGACAAGTTAAACAAATTTAGATTATACTACCGTTATATGTAAACCACACAGATTATAGAGGGCCACGGTCATGGGAAAGAAAATCAAAGGCAAATACAAAGAGCTAAGTCTGGTTGAAGGTTTGACGGCCAACGGGGACTATCCATCAGGCTCATATCTTACGCTACAGGGCGATAGGGCGATTGCCATCTATGGAGAGTTTGACACCTCAACGCTGAGTTTTGTTTTCTATACTGAAAAGTCAGATGGAAATCTGAGTGAATTGCCGGTATCAACAGACTTCACGTTTACATCAATCCCTGATTTGCAGCGGTTTAGCTTCCCGGCTGACTGTCCTTTCAAGATCCGGGTGGCAAGCGTGGGCGCTTCTACTGATCTCAGCGTTAACGTTCATTTGGTGCGGTGATGGATAAACGACCAGTAGGAAGACCAAGAACAACCGTAGAAGACCTCCCGCAAGACTGGAAGCAGATCATTATGGACTGCGGGCAGGAGGGCGGAAGTGCTGTTGAAATGCAGTGCATGGTTGGAGTGGCGCGTAGTGCATGGGAAACACTATTGGAAGATTCGGAAGATTTTCGTGCAACCGTAAAAAGCGCGCAGGCCTTATGCCAGGTGTGGTGGGAGCGTCAGGGGCGTAAAATGACGACCGGCGCGGACGGCAATGCGACCGTGTGGATCTTTAACATGAAGAATCGGTTTAGCTGGCACGACAAGCAGCAGCTTGACCACACTACCAACGGCGAATCAATCAATAGGGTAGAGCGTGTCATCATCGACCCTACAAATAAAGACTCCTAGATGGTCCCTCCCGTTATTGCAGCCAGGCCGCATCAAGGGCGCAAAAGGTGGGCGTTCTAGCGGCAAATCACATTTTATGGCTGAAATGCTAGTGGAGGAGCATGTAAGGAACCCCGACTGCCAAACGGTTTGCGTCAGAGAGATACAAAAATCACTAAAATTTTCCGCAAAGAAGTTGGTCGAAGATAAAATACGGGCGCTTGGTGTTGCTCACTTGTTTGAGGTGACGCTAACAGAGATTCGGAGAATCGGGGCAGATGGGGTTATAATTTTTCAAGGCCTTCAAGACCACACCGCAGACTCCATAAAGTCCCTAGAAGGATTTGACCTTGCATGGTGCGAAGAGGCCCAAAGCCTTAGCCACCGATCCATAGAGCTCTTAGTCCCAACAATTCGCAAACCCGGCAGCGAGCTGTGGTTTAGCTGGAACCCAGAGCAGCCGGATAACTCAGTTGAAACCCTGTTCAAAGACAATCCCGACGCGATCCTGGTCCATGTTAATTATTACGACAATCCTTGGTGCCCCGAGGAAATGGTAAAGCTGGCAGATTGGCAGCGTCGTGTAGACTATGAGCGGTACGCACACATCTGGATGGGTGAGCACAATACAAAGTCAGAAGCGCAGGTATTTAAAAACTGGCGCGTTGATGAATTTGAACCTGACGAATCGTTTGGCGACCCGATGTACGGGCTAGATTTTGGCTTTGCAAATGACCCTAGTTGCTTTGTTCGTACATACATAAAGGCAAATACACTGTATATAGATCAGGATGCAGGGCGCATAGGGCTAGAGCTAGACGACACGGCAAAGTATTTTAAAGAACATGATCAGTGGATTGAGCGTTATGCAATCAGGGCAGACAGCGCAAGACCGGAATCAATAAGCTACCTAAAGCGGCACGGTCTACCCAAGATGCAGGGCGTTAAGAAGTGGCCTGGCAGCGTTGAGGATGGCGTGGAGTTTATCAAGTCCTTTGATGAAATAGTCATTCACACATCTTGCAAAGCAATGCAGGAAGAGGCCAGGCTTTACAGCTACAAAGTGGACAAACGCACAGGCGATATACAGCCCATTATAAAAGACGACAACAACCATCGGTGGGATGCTGTTAGATACGCGCTCCAGCCGCTCATAACGGCCAAGAGTGCGCCACGAGTTCGCTCACTATGATCACGAGCATATATCCGTTAAACTTGACACACAATTCAATAGCATGCAGGGCGACCAATGTTAGACTGGTTTAAGCGTAAACCGGCGCAGGCCAAAGAATCGCGGGCAGGCCCGGTTATGTTCACCGGCAAGAACCAAGCACAGTGGTCGCTTGGCAGCGACAAGATTGGAGCTAAAAAATACGCGGAAGAAGGCTATCAAAAGAACGTTGTGGCCTTCCAGGCGATCAACAAGACCGGCGACGCCATTGCTGCGATGAAATGGATTGCTAAAGATGCGCGAGGAAATGAGGTGAAGGTAAGCGGCCTGCTTGACCTTATCCGACAGCCTAACCCGTTGCAGTCCGGCCCTGAATTCATGCGCGCCCTTGTCGGCTTCTTCAGGATCTCGGGCAATGGGTACATGGAACGGGTCATGGTTGGCCAGCAACCTCGCGAGCTGTATGCGTTGCGACCTGACCGTATGCAAGTAAAGCCAAGCGCGACCGGCTTTCCTGCTGGCTACCGGTTCAGCGTTGGAAGCTCCGGCGCAGACTTCGACGCAGACCCACGCACAGGGAAGAGCGACATCCGGCATATAAAGTCATTCAATCCGCTTGATGACTGGTACGGCATGAGTCCGTTAATGGCCGGGGCGTATGCTGTAGACCAGCATAACGAGTCGATGCAGTGGATGCAGTCTTTGCTTCAGAACGGCGCGGCCCCGTCGGGCGCTATGGAGCTTGGCGAGGGGGCGTTAACGGATGACCAATTCAATCGGCTAAAGGCTGAGATAGACGAGAAGTACACAGGCAGCACGAACGCCGGAAGGCCGATGCTACTGGAAGGCGGCCTAAAGTGGACACAGATGGGGCTGTCTCCTGTAGACGTGGCGATCATAGAGACCAAGTACAGCGCAGCGCGTGACGTCTCTCTGGCGCTTGGGGTTCCTCCTTTGCTTCTGAACATCCCAGGCGATAGCACGTACTCAAATTACAAAGAAGCGCGCTTGGCGTTCTATGAAGAAACCGTTATTCCTCTAGCCGAGTACATCCGTGATGAGCTAAACGCATGGCTGTCTGCATCGTTCGGCGGCGTTACACTTGACATTGACCTCGACAAGATTCCGGCCATTACAGAAAAGCGGCGCGAAATGTGGATGATGGCGGATGCGTCAACCGATCTGACGATTAATGAGCGCCGGGAGATTAAGGGCTATGACAAGCTAACAACTGGCGGCGATGAGATACTGGTTTCGTCTAGTATGATACCGTTAGCAATGGCAGTAGAACCCATCACGCTGCCTCCAGAACTGTCAGCCGACGAAGCAAAGGCTCAGGCGTATGGCCCCCCGAAGACTTCTTGATCAGAACGCACAGCGAGAAAGGCGCAACCAGCAGCTATTGCTTGAGCGGCTATCACGCGTGTCTGAGCGACTGCTATCCAAAGAAATAGCCACGACTACCCTGGCGATGGTTAAACGCTGGCAGGCATCTGGGCAGGTTTCACTGCCTGACGAACACGCACGCCGCATTGAGTCGCTACTAGGGCGAATATGGCGAGCATCCATTGAAGGCATGGCCAAGCGTATTATCGCAGCGGCAAAGGGCAGCAGCGGGCCGGGTGTCATCAAAGAACAGGCCAAGTGGGATCTGTTTGTTGCTCAGTACATTGCTCAGTTTGGCGGCGAGAAAATCACACAGATCAGTGACACGACCCGCGCTCAGATAATGGCGCAGATCGCTATAGGCCAAAGCGCCGGGTTAGGGCAGCTAGAAATTGCTAAACTAATATCAGGCAATGCCCCGTTGATTGGTAGGCAACGTGGCGCACTGATAGCCAGGACAGAGACGCACGGCGCAGGCAACTACGGCGCAAAGAAGCAGGCCGAATCAACCGGGCTTAAGTTGCGGCGGGAATGGATTGCAGCCAGCCAGCCAGGACGTACACGCGATGCGCACGAAGATGCGAATGAGCAGGTAGTGGGTATGGATGAGCCTTTTGAGGTTGACGGCGAACTCTTGGATTATCCTGGCGACCCATTGGGTAGTGCTGCTAATGTGATAAACTGCCGGTGCGCGGTGGGGTATATTGTGATTGATTAATAGACCTAAACGGTATAAGACAGGCCCGCATTATGTGGGTTTTTTTGTGTCTAAGGTGTTGCAATTTTGCTACACATTAACTATGTTTAGCTGACGCACATAGATGGATCAACGCTATGACTGAAGCCGTCCCCGCATGGGAATACGTCGTCACTAAACACGACCGCAACGTAACGTCCGCAGCGTCGTCACTAGGGGTCAGCCGGTCAACACTGCACAGAGCCATGAACTCGGGTTACGTCATTCACGGCAAGCTGTACACAAGCAAGAGGAAGACGGTATGAACAGATCACAGCTACTAGCAAGGCGCGCAGACCATAGCACCTCACACCTTCTGCACCTTGTCCTGTCAGTCATCACAGCGGGCTTCTGGGTGCCGGTGTGGATACTTGTCACCATGAGCCATGCGGTTGAGCGCGGGCGGATTGATCGGAAACTTGGAAGGGAAGAGTGATGCACACTGAAAATTATCAGATAAAGTTTTCATGGCTATTGATAAAATTAGCAACATATCTAGCCCAAAAAATATCGGTTTAGCTATAAAAAATGGTGACGGATTTTGGATATTTAGACCGCTGGTCAGTGAGTTTGAAACATGGCAGCTTATGGACATTGCTCAGACAGTAGGTATGATGAACCAGAATAAGCCCTTGTAAGGGCAGAAAAGAAAACAAACGATCAAGCCTAGGCAGAGGTGGCGCTAATAACACTGTCAGCCAGAGCCCTCGAACCTCCTAGCAGTACCGTATAGAGGGTGATCTAGACGCATAAGCTACGAGACAGCTAGACCCGCAGACGCGGGTCTTTTTACGCCTGTACTTTACTTTCGCAAAATGTGCTATCATGACCCAAAGTTATAGAACCACAGCGCAACCATGAGGCGCGGGCATGAATCAAAAGCACTTTACGAGTACGCTGCAGATAAAGGCGATGGACGACACTGGCATGTTCGAGGGCTATGCCAGCGTGTTTGGCGTTCAGGATTCTGATGGCGACGTAATTATGAAGGGCGCTTTCAAAAACACCATCGTCAAGTCCAAAGAAACTGGCCGTATGCCAAAGATGCTTCTGCAGCACGACATTCGCAACCTGGTTGGCAAGTACACCGACATTCAAGAAGACGAGAACGGCCTGTTTGTCAAAGGCCGGATCATCATGGAAACCCAACAGGGCCGCGAGACATTTGCTCTGCTCAAAGAAGGCATCCTTGACGCCATGAGTGTGGGCTTTAATATCCCGCCCGGTGGCGCTTTTGGCATGAATCATGGCCTAATGATTGAAGAAGTTGATCTGATGGAGATCAGTCTGGTGACATTCGGCGCTAATCCCGAGGCAATGATCACTAGCGTAAAGTCCATCAAAGATTTTGAGAGGCTCCTGCGTGACGCTGGATACTCAAGAAAGGAAGCCACGGCCATTGCGAGCCATGGTTACAAAGCGGCATCTGATCAGAGTGATTCTGAGGCTGAAGCGCTTGAAGCGACACGAAACCTCTTAAACAAACTTAAAGGATATTCCTAATGGCTGATGAGCTGAAGGACGTAATCGAAGGTCTTGGCAAAACGTTTGACGAGTTCAAGAAAAAGAACGACGAGCGTTTAGTTCAGATCGAAAAAGACGGTAAGGCCGACCCCCTGCTAGAAGGTCAGCTTACCAAAATGAACGCGCAACTGGACGAGCTGGGCGAAATTAAGACCCGCTTGACCGAAGCGGAGAACGCATTTGCACGTCGAACCCCTGCCGCTGATGATGGCACATCTGGCAAGATGCAAGAAAAGGCCGACCAGTTTGCACGCATGGTTGCAAAGAGCCGGGGGATTCCTGCCTCTGAGCTGGTCAAGGACTTTGGCCCAAAAGGCTTGAGCGAGTACAAGGCCCATTTTCAGGAGTGGATGCGCAAAGGCGACCGCTACGCAAATCAGCCTGAAGCCCTAAAGTCTCTCTCTGTCGGATCAGATCCTGACGGCGGTTACTTTGTAGAGCCTGATACCTCTGGCCGCATCGTTACCAAGATCTTTGAAACCTCGCCTATGCGCCAGGTCGCCAACGTACTATCAATCGGCACCGACGCGCTCGAAGGCATCTTTGACCTTGACGAAGTTGGCTCAGGCTGGGTATGCGAGACAGAAGCTCGGCCCGATACCAGTACACCAAAGCTGGCAGCATGGCGCATCGCGGTACACGAGATGTACGCGCAGCCGCTTATTACGCAGAAGTTGTTGGATGATTCTCTGGTCGATCTGGAGTCTTGGCTTGCCGAGAAAGTTTCTACCAAGTTCGCACGTAAAGAAAACGCGGCCTTTGTAGTCGGTGACGGCGTTGGCAAGCCACGCGGCTTCCTGACCTATCCAGCGGGCACTACCCTGCCCGGTAGCATTCAGCAGGTTAGCACTGGCGTATCAGGCGGCTTTGCTACTGACGGGACTGGCGGCGACGTGCTGCTGGATGCCATTTACAGCCTGAAGCAAGGCTATCGCCCGAACAGCCGTTGGTTCATGCCAAGGACTGCCACTGGTCAAGTTCGTCAGCTTAAGGCAGAGGATGGGACTTACTTGTGGGCACCTGGCATCGGCGCAACTCAACCGGCTACGTTGCTGGGCTATCCGATCCTTGAATTTGACGATATGCCGCAGATCGGCGCTAATTCTCTGTCAATTGCCTACGGCGATATGAACGAGACTTATCAGATCGTTGACCGTATCGGTGTGCGCGTGTTGCGTGATCCGTTTACCTCTAAGCCCTACATTAAGTTCTACACAACTAAGCGTGTGGGCGGCGATGTAATCAACTTTGAAGCAATGAAGATCATTAAATTCGCTTCATAATCGCACGGGGCTTCGGCCCCACAACTTAATTTAGAGGGTAATAATATGGCGACTCGTGACACAAACGCACGCGCTGATGTAGAAGAAAGCATCCGACCGCAGGTAGCGACCGGAAACGTAACAGGCCAATCAATCAACTTGCGCGGGTCTGATGGCGTTCTGTTTGCCGTATCGACTGGCGCAAAGTCTGGTACTGCGGGTGATGCCACTGTCTTCCTTGAGGAGTCAGTGGATAACTCCACATTCACCAACGTAGCAGACGATGACATTCTCGGCTCTGAGCCCACGCTGGCGGCGAACACCGCGTATCAGTTTGGGTATATCGGCAGCAAGCAATACGTCCGCGCTCGCTTCACTATCGGCGGCGAGACTAACTGCGCTGTCTCTGTTGTCGGTGTGCGCGAATACCTGCACCAAGAGCCCATAGGCTTTACCGTAGAATCAGTGGTATAAACTACTCAGGGCCATGGACGGCCCTAATCATTACAAGGTGCTGCGATGAAAGTCACACTGATCAAAGACTACGACGTGGCACCAGACGGCCATACGACGTTTAAGCTAAAGGCGGGCACCGAGGTAGAGGGCACAATCGCAGAGATGGCTGTACGTGACGGTAAAGCCCTTGCACCGGCCAAACAGCTACCCAAGCCAAAGTACACAAAGCCGACCGCCGCTAAGCATAGGGGCTAAATAATGGCACTCAGACACCCACTGCATTACAACCAATATCGCGGGCACGTACTGCTAACAGGCCCGGTTGCTGAGCCTGTGTCTGCGATTGACGTAAAAGATCAGCTAGAGCTTGACCCAAACGACACGGCCAAGAATGCGCAGATAGAGCTTTACATAACCGCAGCGCGTGAAATGATCGAGGAGTATACCGGCATTTCGCTGATTACCCAGACATGGAAACTAACCCTGGACCATTGGCCAAACGACCGGCAGCAGTGGTGGAGCGGCACACGGCAAGGCTCTGTTGATGAGCTTATGCAATCTGGCAGGGCGTCACAAGTAATCATCCCGCGCTACCCTTTGCAAAGCGTTGATGAAATAAACGCTGACGGCGTAGCGGTTACTGTCGCAGATGTATTTATAGTCGACACACAGCAGAAGCCCGGACGATTGATTGTTAAGCGCGGTTATACGTGGCCAGTAGTGCTAGGCAGAGCCAACGGTATCGACATTGAATACACCGCAGGATATGGGTCAGCAGCGTCAGACGTTCCGGCAGCACTCCGGCTTGCGATTATACAGATGGCCTCATACATGTTTGAACACAGAGGCGATTGCGACACCGCGAGCGCCATACAGAAGTCAGGTGCTCAATCGCTGGTCAACTCTTACAAGATGATTAGTTTGTGAAATGCTGCAACGTGAAAGCCGGAATGTTGCGCGAGCCTGTAGAGTTTCAGCGCCAAGTTAAAACCGACATTGGCGGCGGCGCGACTACTATTACATACGTTAAGCGGGTCGACTTGCGCGGCCACTTTAAACCAATGTCAGGTAGCGAGCGCATGTATGTCGAACGTATTGACGCGACCACGCGAAACCGGCTGATAATTCGACACCGCACAGACTTGCTAGAGTCGGACCGGGTAATAGTCAGGGGTCGGGCGTATCAGATCCGCTTTATAAACAACATGGAATTTAGAAACAAGTTTTTAGAGATTGACCTTGATGGGGGTGTTGCAATGTGAGTGGCAGCGTTGAGGGCTTAAACGAAACACTAAAAGCATTCACTAGACTGGGCGCGGCTGGAAAGAAAGAGGGAGCCAGGGCGGTTGCAGCAACGGCGCAGAAGGTGCGCACTGATGCAATAAAATCAGTACAGCGCGGCACTAAGTCAGGTCTAGTTTATACACGCGGGCCGGGTCAGAACTTGTCACCTACGCATCAGTCATCAGCGCCAGGGCAAGCACCGGCAACCGATACCGGGAACCTTGTCAGCAGCATTAAGGCAGAGTCAAGTGATCTAAACGGGCGAGTTTACAGCGACATCAAATACGCATTCTGGCTGGAGTTTGGAACCCTGAAGATGAGACCCCGGCCATACTTAAACCCGGCGCTTATGAGCAATCAGCAGTATTTTGTCAACCAGCTACAGCAAGCAATAGACAGAGCCACTAGGGAGTTCAACCGATCATGAGCGCCTATCAACTACAGATCAGCGTATATGCTGCACTTGATGCTGACACGGCCCTGTCTGCGCTTATTGTTGGCATATACGACAACCCCACACAGGCAGGCGACCCCGAAGATGATAGCGCTTTTCCGTATGTCACTATCAGCGACGGCAGCAGTACGCCTTGGGACACCGACACCGACACCGGAGAGGAGTCTATTGCACAGGTGCACGTATGGAGCCGGGCAAGCCACTCGCTAGAAGTAAAGCAGATTCAGGCGGCTATATACGAAGTCTTGCATCGTGGTACAATTTCAATATCAGGATCAGTATTTATCGGGTCTGATTATATAACTCAGACAGTGCAACGTGACCCCGACGGCATAACTCGCCACGGCGTTCAAGAGTTCAGAATCATTTACGAGGAAGCATAATCATGGCAAGTCAATACGGTCGGAAGGTTATTTTACTGTGGGACACATCGCCCATTCTTGGCGTGCGTGAAAAGTCACTCACTATCAACGGTGAAGCTGTGAACGTCACATCTGATGAAGATGACGGCATTCAAATCTTGCTTGCCGAAGACGCAGAAAGAAGCGTAACAATTGAGCTCTCAGGCGTTACCAAGGATGCAATTTTGCGGGCTGCAAAGCTGGCTGGCGGCTCTGCCCTGCGTAAAGCCATTACTTTGACATACACCGACGGCGCAGAGATTGCCGGTAATTTTCAGCTCGGCGCATACAGCGAAGGCCAGCCATACAATGAGGCCATTACCTTTACCGCCACGCTTATGAGCACTGGCGCAGTTACATATACACCGGCATAAGGTAGTTAAACGATGAGTCAACTTGAGCCAGTCACGTTGTCGTTTGACGGCAAAGAATACAAGGTCGACAAAGAGGATGGAATCTGGGGGCTGATTGAAGCCATTGAAAACGTGATCACGTTCTTTGAGCTGGCCCCGGCTTTTTCCACAGGCAAGTACCCATCCGCTAGAATATTTCGAGCCTATGCAGTAGCGCTGAATTATGCCGGTGCAAAAGTAACGCCTGATCAGTTACGCAAGGCTTCTGATTATAGGAAGATGGGCACCATTGCGGGTTCACTTGCAGCAATTCTGGACATGGGCCAGCCTGGCGCTGATGTCGATCTTGGAAGCGCAAAAGGTTCTGACAAGGATGTAGCGAAGGCCCAAAAAAAAGTGGCCAAAAGCTAGTTCGACATTGGTTTCAGATATGGGTCATGTGGGGTTACAACCCTGTTGATTTTTGGAAGACGCATCCAACAGAGTTTTTTTGGGTAGCAGAAACTAAAATTGAAATGAACACGCCAGCCAAGCAATACGCCGGGGGCATGAGTGCATCAGAGGCCGCTGAAATCTATGAAGACGCATACGGGGATGATTAATGGCTGGCGTTGAAGTAATCATCGGCGCAAACACCGACAGTCTTGACGACGCTGTAAGAAGCTCTAGGACCAGGCTTGAGGGCTTGGGCCGAGAGATGAAAAGCAACATTGTAACGGCGGCAAAGTTTGGAGCTGCCTTTGCTGCTGCCGGTGCGGCGCTGACAATCGGACTGACTATCAAGGGTCTTGCGGCTGTTGATGCACAGGCTAAGCTTGCAAGGCAGATTGGCGGCACCATAGATGGACTGCGCGCTACACAGATAGCCGCATCAGATGCCGGTATTGGCATCACCATTATGAACGACGCTGCCGAGAAACTGAACCAGCGCATCGGCGAGGCGGCTCGTGGCACAGGCACCGCCGCTGATTCTTTCAAACGTCTTGGGCTAGACGCCGCAGCTTTAGGCGACATGGACGTAGATGCTCGGATGGCAGCTATCGCTGACCGTATGCAAGAGCTTGGCTTATCAACCTCTTCTGCGGCTGATGAGCTGCGACAGATGGGCATACGGAACAGTGAACTCGTAAACCTGATGCTCCAAGGCGGCGATGCAATCAGAGGCGCTCGCATAGAGTTGCAAGAGCTTGGCCTATCTCTTAGCGACATTGACGCGGGAAAAGTAGAGGATGCAAATGACGCATTTTCTCGCATTGGCCTAACTGTAGAGTTTGCATCGCAACAGTTGGCCGTTAGTTTGGCCCCGGCAATAACAGCAGTTTCAGAGCAGATGATTAAGGAATTTAAGCGGGGCAGCGATTCTCTTGGTGATGGCATAGAGAATGCCGTAGACGTAGGCATTGCAGCATTTGCCGATTTTCTGGACGGTGCCGCCACTGTCATGGATTTCATAAGCGGCAATCCAATTACCTCGCAGTTCGGTGTTTTGGGTTTTGTGATTTTTGGACCAAGAGGCGCACTCATCGGCGCGGCGATTGGCGCGACTTTTGATATTATAAAAGAGGGGCTTGCAGATTTCGGCATCGGTATATCTGACGGCGAAAACAACGCACGCAGACTGCTTAGCGTGCAGAAGCAAATAGCCGAGCAGCAAGAGGTTATAGCGAACACCACCAGCGGGCCAGGAAACGGAATCTTTATTGCCAGTTCTATTGCTGACGATAGATTAAACATATTGCTGGCTGCTGAAGCAGAGTTGAAAGAAAGCGTTGAGGGGTCATCAGAGGCTTTAGAGTTTTACAACAGCCTGTTAAACGCCGGAACAATGAACGCTGACGGGCTTGCAGGGGCAACGCGCCGAGTTGCTGCGGCGATGAGAGAAACCTTGGAGGAGTCGGAAAAAGGGATTAACACGGGCGGCGGAGACTCTACATCTACCGGCGGAGACTCTACAGGCAGAGGCACAAACACACCCGGCGATCCATCTGACACTGAGGACGGCACGTCATTAAGGGACAGGCTAACCGCCAGGCTGGCTCTAATAAGAGAGTTTGACGCGTTAGAGGTTGAGGCACTTGGCGTAAAACTTGAACTACAGAAAGAAAAAATTGCAAAGGCTTTAGAAGAGGAACTTATTACCGAAGCAGAAGCAAGGGATGCAGAACTCGAAACAGTAGCAAATCACGAAGCGGCAATAACTGAAATTGAAAACCGAGAGAAAAACAAAAGACTAGACCTAGAAGAAAAGGCACAAAGCGCAATGCAGTCAATGCGGCAAGCGACGGTGTCTAACGCAATCGGATTGCTTAATGTCTTGGCTGGAGAAAGCAAAGCGGCGGCCATTGCGTCTATCGCTGTAACCAAAGGTTTAGCTATTGCTCAAACAATAGTAAACACCGCGGCCGCTCAAATGGCGGCCATGGCCGTAGACCCCACCGGAGTTTTAGCAGCGCGTGTTGCAGCTATGGGCAAGATAAACCTCGGCATTATTGCAGCAACTGGCATTGTTCAGGCGGCAGGTGTCCTTGGTGGCGGCGGAAGTAGCGGTGGTGGCGGCTCAGGCGGTGGTGGTGGATCTATGGGCGGCGGCGGTCAGCAAGCCGCAATGCCGCCGCCCACTGAAACAATGGTCGCTAACCTAAACATCACTGGCCAAAACTTCGACAGGCGCACCGTTATAGGTCTGGTCGAGCAAATCAACGAGTTGCAGGAGGACGGTATGCGAATAAGGTTGAACACCGTATGACGTTCGTTGTCAGCCCGTCGGTAGTTGTTAACAGCATGGCCACGCCGCTGACCCATGCACGAATTGGTTATGACAACATTGTGCCAAGCGCAACCGTAACAGCGACCAGCGCCGAAACAATTTGGCCGGTTGACTCGGTGCAACGGGAAAACACCTTTGAGCGTTGGCAACCCACGTCAGGAAATGGCAGCATCACGATTGATAACGGCACGGCAAAGTCTGCTGATTATATCGGGATAGCTGCCCACACGCTGGGCGCAAGCAGTTCAATGGTTACTGTTGAGCACAGCTCAGACAACTCATCTTGGACAACGATAGAAACCGTCTCGCCTGCAGATAGCAGCGCCATAATGGTGATCTTTGCTGAAGTAACAGACCGTTATTTCAGAGTGTCGGTGGCAGGCTCTACAGCGCCACAGATAGGCGTTATATATCTGGGCATGGCGTTGGCTATGGAGCGTGCGATTTACTCAGGGCATACGCCTGTGACCCTTGGACGCATGACTGAGAAGCGCCCCACTAAATCAGAATCCGGGCAATTTCTTGGAATGTCAACAATTCGCAAGGGTTTACAAACAAACTTTTCCTGGAATAATCTTAAAGCCGACTGGTACAGAGAATACTTTGATCCGTTTGCAAAGCACGCAAGAACCAAGCCTTTTTTTATTGCATGGCGACCGTCTAAGTTTCCGCGAGAGATTGGTTATTGTTGGTCAACAAATGACATCACTCCCTCAAATATGGGCGTCCTTGATTACATGGATGTGTCTATGAGCGTCGAAGGTTATGCCGATGAGTGAGAACACGATTGGCCGTGAGCCTCTACAGATAATCGAGATAGAGCAGCCGCTGTGCTCGCTGGAGTACGGCGTGTCGCCATGCACGGCCGCCATCGGCGTTACCGGCAGCATTAAATGTTTTAACACCTCAAAGACTTGTCAGGACTTGCCTAACTACGATCCTGAGCCATTGCTGTTGAGCTTCTGCAAACCACAAACAACACAGCCAGAGGGTATCTTCTGTGTTCCCTCTCTGATGTCCGTCAGCACAAGTCCGACGCAGATCAACGTAGTGGGTGGAAGCAAGTCCAAAGGCCCGTTGGGGATACGTGCAGAGCTATCTGTGACATTTAAAGATCACCCATACTCTGACGTACTGGTAGACAAGTACAGACTTGAGCGCGATTACATTGCAACAGACAGAGGATCATATTGGAGCAAGTGGCTAGCCCGCAACCCGTATTACAACGGTTATGTTATGCGCGTCTATGATGGGTATGTCGGTCAATCACTTGCAGAGATGGGCAAGAGGACGTACTTGATTGACACGTTCAGCGGACCCGATAGCAATCAGAACGTAATGATTAAAGCAAAAGACGTGCTGAAACTTGCAGACAATGACAAAGCGCAAGCGCCAGGTGCGTCAACAGGTGAGCTGATTGTTGATTATTCTGAATCGGCCAGTATGAATCCTATAAGAATTACCGGCGCAGTTGCGGCGGAATACCCGGCACCCGGCAAAGTGCGTATCAACAAAGAGCTATTTTCGTACACGGGCGTTAGCACAATATCAGAAACAGAAATAAACATAACGGGCGTCACACGATCTATCAACGGCACTGATCCAGAAGGCCACGACGAAGGCGACCGGGTGCAGCTTTGCCTTGAGTACACCAACATCCGGCCAGATGATCTGACCAACGACCTGCTGACAACTTACGGCGCTGTGCCTTCTGGCTTTATTCCTTTGTCAGACTGGAGTGCAGAGGCATCGGTATGGCTTGAGCAGTTCAGGCTGTCTGCGTTAATCACAGAGCCCACAGGCGTCACTGACTTGCTTGGCGAGATTACAGAACAGGCATTGTTTTATATCTGGTGGGACGAGCGAGACGAGCAGATAAAGCTCAGGGCGTTGCGCCCGGCAGCGGGTGACTTTGTGAAGCCGATAGACAACTTCAAAAACATCTTGGCGGGCACTTTTGAACTAAAGGCAAAGCCGAAAGAACGGATCAGCCAGGTATGGGTATTCTTTGGTCAGAGAAATCCGGTGGAAAAACTGGATGATGAACAGAATTACCGGCGCGTAAGAGTTCGCCTAGACGGTGACGCAGAGTCTGACTTACAGTACGGTGAACGGAGAATCAGAAAAATACACAGCCGGTGGATTCAGACAGAAGCAGTCGCTATACAAACAACGGTCAGACTGTTATCACGATTCAGGGATACGCCCGAATACATAGCCTTTGCGCTGGACGCCAAAGACCGGTCGATGTGGACAGGCGACTTGGCTGATGTAACTGTTGATAGTGTTGTTGATGTAACCGGAGCGCCAAGGATTTTACGTTGGCAGGTTATCAGCGCAGAGGAAACGGTAAGCGGTGAGGTCACGGAGTATCAACTACAACGGTTCGAGTATGGGGCACAAGACAAAGCCGCTTTTTGGATGGTGTCTGATGCACCGACATACGAAAACGCCAGTGAATCGGAACGCTTAACTGGCTCTTTCTGGGGCGATGAGTTTGGGTTAATGCCAAACGGCGGCGATGGAGATTCTTGGCAATGAGGATTGATTAAATGGCAACTTGGACAACGATTACAGATGCGGCATTAGAACCGGGCAAGCCGATACGGTCGGTTGATGGTTTGGCTTTAAGGGATAACGTGACGGCGCTTGCCGAAGGGGCGGCGGGGGCTCCTCGTATTGCGGCGGCAGCGCTACAAACAGGCACCACTGAGCGCGACTGGGTTTTGGCTCGCACTTCAGAGACTACTGCTAATAATGTAGGGACATACGCATTCTTAAGGCTTAAGTCCCAATCAGAGACCGATTATGGCGCTAACTCAACATTATCGGGATCTTCCTTAGCTTACAGCAACTCATCAGAAAGTAACTCTGGATCTTTATCTGGAACGTGGCGTTGCATGGGATACTCTCCCAGCACTCGCTTTACAAGCGATGGCAGCGAAGACAGCAGGGCAGCAACACTCTGGCTGAGGATTGCATAATGACAAAATACACAAACCCAGTGTTCAACGCATCCGGCACCATAGACATGGAAATAGAGCACCCTGTCCATGGCCTAATACCTTTCACCGCCTCCCCAGGCGACACAGAGGAACACGGCCGCTTACTCTTTGCCGATGCACAAGCCACGGCAGCGCCTTACGTTGCCGAGCTTCCTAGCCTTGCACAGCGCAAGAAAGAAGTGGACGCGCTAAGAGTGCAGGTAATCGCAAGCGACCTGCCTTATGACTTCTCTGACGGCCCTGGCACAATCCAGCTGAGAAATGAAAGCGACGTTCGCAACGTGATAGGCGTGGCAGCATCGGGGCAATCTCTAGCATCTATGGGAAGCAGCGAGACTATTTCGTTCAGAGACGCTGAGAACGTAACGCACGACCTGTCACCGAATGACGCTGTCCTGATGGGCCTTGCGGTGAGCGCCTTTATCTCAGGTCACTATGCGACAGCGTGGAGCCACAAGGACGCTATGCAGACTCTCAGCGGCCAAGCGCTTGCTGACTACGACATAACAACCGGCTGGAGTAACTAATATGGCCCCTTGCACATTTTCAACGAACATTTACTGACACGCAGGGCAACGTAAAACCGGGCCTTGCGGTCACTGTGCGGCGTGAGTCTGACAACGGGCTGGCTGCCTTGTTCGCAGACGCCGGAAGCGTTACACCAAAATCAAATCCGTTTAGTACCGACGCCAGTGGAGCGCGGGCTATTCCGACAGTCGATGAGTTGCTTGCAGAGTTGCCAAACTTTGTGTGGCCGGGAGCATAACGCATGATCTACGCACAACATTTCACCCAAGAAGAATTCCGCGAATGGGCCGATGACATGAGCCCGCGCCTCGTCACCATGCTAGACGTGCTCAGGTTTCGGCTGGGCAGCGTAATCGCAATATCAGCAAGCCAGTACGCACTGGGGCGCAATCTTGGCCGGGGGAAAATGTCAGCGCACAACGTCGACGAATGGGGCGAGGTCTTGGCCGTTGATTGTTTTGTCAGTGGCGTTTACAGCCGCTACCAGGCCGAAGCTGTTGTACACGAGGCCATAAGCATCGGCTTTACTGGTATAGGGGTATACTCAGACACGCGCAACAACAAAGGCGAGGATCAGGTTATGTTTCATCTTGACGTGCGGCCTAACGAATCAATGGGCTCACCGGCAACATGGGGGCGCGTTGCCGGCAAGTACACAAGTTTAATCGCGGCTGTTCAGTCGCTGACGGCGGGCTGACTATGAGCGCATGGGATAAGATAAAAGACGTTGTAGGATCTGTCGCACCCGTAGCAGGCTCTTTGATTGCCGGGCCTGCTGGTGGTGCCATAGGCGCTATGCTTGCCAGTGCGCTCGGCGTAGACAACACTCCCGACGCCGTAGCCGCGGCAATAAAGTCTGACCCACAAGCCGCTGTCAAGATACGCGAAATTGAGGCGCAACTAGAGCAGACCCGGCTAGAGGTTCGCGGGCAGGTCGTGCAGGCCGAAGCAACCGGAGAATCATGGCTGCAAAGGAACTGGCGACCGCTGACTATGGTTTGGTTTAGCATTCTTGTAGGCGCGTATTGGTTTGGCTTTACGCCTGAGAATCTGTCAGAAGAAGCCGTGCTGTCGCTTTTCGGTCTAATCAAACTGGGCCTTGGCGGCTATGTTATCG